GACTGGGATCATCCAGTGCCGCAGGATACTTGTGGATACCTTCCTTGCGGAACGTAACCCAAATCATTCTCTTTGCCGTATTCATGATACGTCTGTGATTGTCTTCTGCCATTGCTTCTTTCATCATGTTATCAGTTATACTCATATTATAGTGCCTTTCAGTGCTGTTGTCAAGTTAATCTTTAGGTTCATCATTACCATATTTGCTCCAATCCGTGAATTTATTTCTGTCCAAAAGGTCATGAACTTGATGAATCCAAACTCCAGGATTGGAATGATTAAAGTCTGAGTCATCAATCTTAATACAAGCATTGTAGCCTAGTTGATTTACATAGGGTAGTTTTACACTTAACAATGGAATAAAGTTGTGTCGTTCAACCATTCCTGTTTCTAGTATCCATTCGTGATACTTAACATCATAATCTAGTGTTACCATATAATTTGTACCCAAAGACGATTTGGCGTCTAATAATCCTAGTACCAAATCTTCCCATTCTTCTTTTGGAACAAAACTATGATTAGCACCAAGATAGATATGATCCACGTGGTGGTGTTCTGCTTTAGCAAGAACTTCTTCTAGTGGACGACAGCCTACAACAAATAGTGTGTCCATATCATACGCAGGTGTTTTCTCTACTTCAAAGCCTGTAAAGTAGTTAACATCGTCTCTTACACCATCTGCATAATCACGCTTCATTTTTTAATAGCCTATCAAGTTGATCTTTAATATAAAGTTTAGTTTTCTTTAGTTTAATCAAAAGAGCCTTATGACCGAAGTCTCTATACATATTACGCTCTTTTTCTATTTCGTCAACCTTTTTAGAATAGTATTCATGATCTTTGGTTAACTTTTTTACTGCCTTGTTTTTTATTTTAGCCATTATGCCTCCTCAAATAGATTTGCAAATTGTGTACTTGCGTTTACAGTTTTCTTTCCTATAGCGCCTCTAGTGCCAATAATTGACATCCAGAATCTCGAAAATTCTTCTATGATCGCTTCGGCTTCATCTCTGTTTGACGTTGCAAATATTGCCTCCACAACATCTCTAAAAAATACCCTGTCAAAGGACTCTTCCACAAGCATGTTCGGAATGATTCCGTTGTCGTATTGCCTGTTTGCTTCTTGTACTGCATTAATGTGACTCCATACATTATGACCCATCTGGATCGCATAAGAAAAACTATCCCATGATGTTTTTCCTTCTTTGCCTATCTTATTTAGGTCGCCAGGTGCATAAATGCAAACATCTTTTGCCTGTAAACTTTGTGTAATAGGACTATCTAAGAAACTTCTATGTTTCCCTTCTCTAACAAACGCTTGACTGAACTGTGATGTATCAGTTGCTAAAGCCTTGTCGTCAATACTAGGTACCATTCTGTATACCCATTTAGTTCTGTCTTTGGTTTCAAGTTCACAATAAATTTGACCATTTGCTGTTGCTAGGAACGGAGAAGCACAGTCAAACGTAATCATAAAATTCTCGTTGTGATACTTGCGAACTGCTCTTTGAATATCAGTAAGCAAGGTTGCCCACTCTAATTTACTAGTACCTAAGAAGTGCATTACATCGTGTTTACCTTTTTCAAGTAATCCATCAAACCGTAGTGCAACTAGTCTTTTTAGCACCAAGTGTACATCACACATGTTCTGTCCACCCATCGACCACCCATTAAAGTGTGTGTCAGGATACTTAACAGGATCGCAGTAATCTTTCATCTGTTGATACCAATCTTCAGCATCAGCATGATTTTCACCTTGTAAAACATTTAAGAACTTACAAGCACCTGTACGATTCTTCATAAAGTAATCGTTATTAATGCGTGTAGCATTTACAGCATCTTGATAGTTGTCAATACCTGTTGCTTTTGCACCAGCAGGTGAACGTGCCACCCAGGCCGGAATATCAAGGATCATACCATAGTCCATATATGCGTCCATCCACGCAAGAACTTGCTCACGTTTCTTTTTTGCTTTAGGACAGTTAGGATCTTTCCAATCACCTTCCCATACACCTTTACCAATCTGGAATCCACCTGAGTCACCTAACATCCAACTGTTCTCGCGATCTCTATCTCGAACCATATCTTCTTTAGGTGCATCTTTGTTAATATCAAGTTCTGCATGACCAGCCGAGTATAATGTCCATTTATAGTTAAACAAACTTTTTTGTGGATTCAGCCAGTTAAGACTTTCCATATCATTATTTGGAAAAGGAATACGGCTTTTTTCGACATACTCTTCTCGACGCTGTTTACCGATAAAAGTAGCATAGAAGCCACTTAGTGCTGGCAAAAACGTTGCGTAGTCCTTTTGTTCTTTAGTTAAGTCCGTATTCAACTTATTCTCCTTACTTGCTTTGTGCTGGTAAAATGTATTCGTAAGTTGCTAAGCCACTGTCTACTTGAATCTGCATAGCACCTTGATCTGAAATACGCATAGTTTTATCACCATCAAGATTCAAAATTGCCATTGTTTGTGCTACTGGCCATGCCCATTCATTTTTAAGGCTACCTGTTACGCCTGTTGCAAACACAAATTCACCTGCGTGTGTACTTGCATCACCAAACTTAAATTTAATATCTGTACCATCTGTAATAACAGTAAACACAGTTTCTTCTGCATTTGCAGTTGCTTGTAATTTAAAACGTTGTACATTAGCAATAGTAGGTTGCACTTCAACGTCCCAGTTAGCACCTTTGAACTTAACAGTTTTAAGTTTTTCGTTAATGATGTCTGCGTTCATAAAACGATAATCGTTTTTAAAATCGCCAGCGGCATTTTCAAAGTGAATACCTACCGGAATAGTTTGACCGTTACGATCAGCAGTTACAACATCAATTGACGCTCCGTCTTTGTATTCTGGACACTTCAAGTGAATGTCTAGTTTATTTAGGTTAGGCATACCAAACATGCCTTTCATTTCTACCTGTGCAGTTTTTGTGTTAGCCTGTAGAATAACAGAACGATCTTCAGCCATGCTGTCGATTCCTGTTTGTGCATCATCACCGTTCACTTTAACAATGTTTAAAAAGCCAAGTGCGTGTGTATGTGCTACAATATCTTGTAAAATGTCTTTCATTTGTTTTCTCCGTTCCTTTTACATATTATATTTAGAAAATCATTCAAAGTCAAATAAATTATTGAATGTATTCTTCTGTTCGGTTGATTTAATATCCCAATCCAAAACGCCTAATAAGTTTCCAATTTTGTTATCGATGATAACTGATTCCATTTCATCGTCCGCAAACGGAAGTTCTTGGAACCAACTTGGTATTCTTAGTTCGTCTGTAGGATATGCAACCGAAGTATATCCCATTGGATTGTTTTTTAGTTTACAAACAATAACTTTCATTCCATCAACAATGTTCATAGAATAGTTGTCACTGTTCATTTCCTTCAGATTATTCCAGTTAATACTTGCCCTTACATGCCCTGGCATATTAACTTTACCTTGCTTTTTAAGTTTGGCAAGATAATCTGTAATGTTGTTTGCACGTTTAGGCGAGCCTTTTTCCCAGCCTGGTCGTGCTTTGAATTCAGTTCTAAATGCTGTAATCATATCAAGTACTTGTTCTTCTTTAGCACCTGTTAGTACTGCTAACAGTACTTCACTTAAGAAGTCTTGCATAAACACAGGAGTATCTGAACGCTTGAGATCAAGTCCCATTGCTTTTACTTTGCCTGGTTTGCCATCAACATCTTTACGTTCGCCTTCATTATCAAAAATTAGAATTGCATAACGCTTCTTGGTAATGAATAATCCTTTTTCACCTACAACTTCTCTACCTGCGGCAATAACACCTCCACTTCTTGACTTAGGACAATGAAACGCATCGTTCATAAAGTTAGGAAATGATTTGTTTGCTTCTTCACAGATTTGATCATACAATGCAATAATGCTGTCTTTATCCCAAGGAATATCACCTTTTTCAATCTCAGGACGCAAACTTGTATATGCACTAAAGTAACAAGAGTCTGTATCTCCATATATAATTGCTTTACCTACGTGATCATAATCACCTGTAACAATTTCATTTACTTTAGCACTCATATGTTTAACAATAGCACGGCCTGTTAGTGTAGTTGATTGTCCAATACGTGGATCAAAGAATCTACAGCCTGGATTTAGAATAGCACCGTACAAACTGTTCAAGTTAATCTTCTTAACCAACTGTCGTTTGTCCCAGAATGCAACTTCTGTTTGATTTCCTGCTTCAATTGCTTTGCCTTTTTTGGCTTGTAGTTCTTTACGTTCAGCATACCAACGTTTTAGTAGTCCTGGTATAACTCCGTCATATTCTGTTGTAAAAATAGTACCATTAGCACTTAACATCCAAGGTTGATTGCTTTCAAAGATTAATCTATAAACTTCCGCGGCACTCATTACGTCACTTTCGCCGTTTTCCCATAGAACTGTAATTTGCTTGTCTTTGCGTTGTTCCATAACAAAATCATATTCTAAACTGCCGAAACGTCCTTCCCAGGCCGCCGCAAATGACTTCTTACGCAATGTCATTTCGTCACGTACATATTCTTCTGTGTATTCTGGCTTTAGTTGTCCTATAACAGTTGCCGGATCCATGTTTAAAGATCTAATAACGGAAGGATACAGTGAATTCAAGTCCATTGACCCGATCCAGTCATGCAAACCTTTTTTAGGATATGCAACATAAGCACCTGCCGCTGGTTCTGAGCCTGGCTCTCTGTGTACCCTATTAGGAACTACAAAGCCACGTCTGTGTGCTTCATTAATAATTGCTTGTTCTGTAACTGCAACAGCACCCATTGTGGTGGGTAGCAAAACTGTATTTGCGTGTGCAAGTTCATTGGCTAGATCAATAAACTTTAGTTTTTGGTCCAACTTGTCCAGTAGTGCAACGTCTTGTCTGTTGTATTCGATAAACGTTCGGAAGTCATTGTTATAAAGTTGATCGAGCGTACCTTCGTACACAGTCTTCTTTTCACCGACTTCCATTTCACCAATGGCATCAAGCCTGTAAGTGTGTCTTTCTTCATACGTGTATTTACGATACAATTCAAGACTATCTAAATGCTGTCTGCCTATTAGGTCATAGGTTTCTTGTTCTCTTCCAAACTTTTCATATGTTCTTTTCTTAGGATATTGCCCCCACAAACAAAAACGTCTTGTATCTTCTTTAGATAGCACTCGTGTAATTCTATTTACAGTGTACGGAATATCATAACCTTCACTGTTCCAACCACTTAGTATATCTGCATCTTCAATCAATGTAAGGAATGTGTCAAGCATTTCTGCTTCACTGTCAAACAAATATGTGTTAGGAAAGTCTTTTACAGCATACTTGGCATCGTCCATGCTCATACCTTTTGGCGGAAGTGCTAGTGTAATAAGGCTATCAAGCCATTGTAAGTGTACTGTGATTGCTGTGATTGCTGTAAAAGGATCTTCAGGTGAACTGTATCCACGTTCTGGATCAAAGTCTACCTCAATATCGAAAAACGCTTTGTGCAAGTCAGGTGCGTCTTGACCTAAATAATTTTCTTCTAGTAATCTGTATACCGGATTGATATCTGCTTCAAACAATCCTTTGTGTTTGTTAATTTTTTGTTCTTTAAGATATTCTTTCCAACTTTTACATACAACACGACTTACAGGATTGCCCATGGTACTTTTTTGTTTACCACGTGCATCGCCATAATAAAAAACATATCTTGCGGGGAATTCTCTGTATTCACGTTCGCCGGCTTTAGTTCGCTCGACTACTTTAATAATATCTTTGTCGCGATCCCAGAGGGCATCTACATAACTCATTTTTTCTCCTGTTTGTCACTTTCGGCTGACAATACCAAATTGTGTCGTTTATGGCCGACTGTACCTTCATCGTAGTACTTATACCTACTACGTTGACTTCCGTTTTTTTCTGCCTTTTTTTGCCTTATTAGGTTGTTTAATGCCGTTTTCTTTATACCATTTCTCTTTTACTTCTGCATCTGTATAATGTGGTCGCGTATCTAATCCACCGTATCCATGTGCTAGACCAGGTGCAACTTTTTCAATTTTGCCACCCTTTGCTAGGAACTCTTGCATTAATTTGTCTAATTTTTCTTGCTGTTCTTCTTTAGAAGGACCATCCTCTTTTGGACCGTAATTTCTTCTAATGTCTATTGCCATAAAACTCCTTAGTTGTATAACAATATAACATTATTTCCATTCTTTGTCAAGTTCTATTTTATCAAAATATGATTCTATATTTTGTGCTTTATCATCTATCCAAAGATCATAATGGGGTTTTCCTAGTTTCAAACTTGTATATTTTACACCCCATTCTTCTAGTTGCTGTTTTGTAAGTTCTGTATAATCAATTTTACTTTGTTGACCTCTAGCAGTCCAATAGTGTATTTCGTGTCCTTGATCAAACAGTTCATTGAAATGTTCTATTCGTTCTTTGTAAGGTTTTGACAAACTATAATGTCGACCTAGTTCTTGATCACATATAGTTCCGTCAATATCTACATAATAGATCATAGTTTCCATTCCATTTTTTCTTCTATAGCATAACGAGCACCGTGTATATAATCACGATCTTCATCCTGTAATGCACTCCAAAATTTAGATACACTGTCAATTAGATCAAGTACATCATCTGGATTTTGAAGGTGATGATTGCCTTCCATCCATTCCTGTAATTGATCCATACGTTCTTTAATTTTTTGATGTATTGGTTTAGTAAGATCGTAATCGGTCATTATAACCATCCCATTGCTACACAAAATCCAAAAATGTTTACTGTAAAGAAATAGTAAACCATTACTAATGGCCAAGCAAGTTTACGTCTAGTGTATGTAAAAATTGCAAGTGCCGATCCTAACATAAATCCTGGATACACAATACGCATATCTGGACTATCTGCATTTATGGCTAGTGTCATACTTGCACTAATAGTTACAAGGGTGCCTAGCATTTCTAGCCAAAAGCATAAAGGATCTTGTTGTTTAGCCTGCTTCCAAAACTCAATTATTTTTTTCAATTACTTGTCTCTGCCAGTAATTGTAATAATAGATTCTAGGTCATCGAAGTCGCTAGATACTTCACCCCAGTTTGCTTTGTGTGCAATTGAAATTGCTTTGTTAATTAAGCCTGGTTTTACATCAATTTCTTCTGCTACTGCTTTTACAGTATCTCTTAAGCCTTCATTTAAACTTTCAACTTCTGACTTAACCTGTACACCATCGTTAATTACCTGCATTAGTTTAGCCTTTTCTTCAGGGCCAAATACTTTTGAACTCATAGGTTACTCCTTTGTTTATTTTGTATATTATATATTGATTTATTCCGTGTGTCAACCTTTATTGACAGTAATGGTTAATCTTTTAACCCTTCACCTTTATCTTTATATGCCCAATCGTCTGTGTGTCCAACACTCCACTTTGGTGTGTTTTCAACTGTGTAGTTTTGGGTGCATACTTTGAAGTCTGGTGTTTTACGTTCTGTGGGAATTAAACTTTGATCTGTAAACACAACTCTGTTATTTGGCTGTGCGGCAAACTGTCCGTTGTCCAGTTTTATAATATTAAATGTTTTGTGTTCTGGATCGTGTTCTGAAAAGTTTGTATCAAGAACACTGTTATCTACATGACAAGTATCTAGTGTAAACATGTACTCGCCTTTGTGCATTTTGCGATCCTTACCAAAAAATTCACAATCACATAGCATAGGTTTTTTAATTACGGTAATATCATAATCAAAACAGTCCCATATTTGCAGTGTGTCTAGTGGAAGTTGATTGTCTTTATCGTAATCTTCCTTCCATACAAACGCTGATATAGGAAGTTTATCGTACAATGCACCATATTCTAACAGCAATGTTTCAAAATATAGTGCTTTGCTTTGAATGCTTCTAATACTAATCCACATACCAGGAGTAAGTTCTCCGT